AAGTATCTGATATTAAACCTCTAGAGTTTTCCAACGAATCTAAAGTATCTGATATTCCTGATATAAAGTACTCTAGCGAATCTAAAGTATCTGATATTCAACCTCTAGAGTTCTCAAACGAATCTAATATAATAATACCTGAATTTAGATCATTTCCTGAAAAAAATATAACCGAGAATTCAATAAATGATATTTATGAAAATAATATAAAAAATTCAACCGAATCTCTTAGATATATACCTTTTTCTAGAAAATTTAAAAATGGCTTCTTCAATCCAAACATAATTGATAAAAGCAGAATAAAAAGATTTTTATTCAGAGAATATTCTGGAGATAGTAAAATTCAGAATATAATAAATGAAAAATTAGAAAATATTCCAGCATTTGCACAAGGAGGGAGTATATCAGCTGATTCTATCGATTATTCTACTATAGCAACAAACGAACCTGGATCTTCTAAAAATGAAAGAATTTCTATATCGCCAAATACAGATGTGCCAACATCAATATCCCGCATTAATAACAATATTGATAAATCTGGATCAAATTCCGAAGAAAGTGCACAAGATTTAGAAGAAATAGTAAATATCATACAAAAACTTAATTCAAACATAAATCAATTAAGCGAAAATATGAAAGCTAAAAAAGACAATTCATCTTCCAAAGAATTTTTCTCTAATATAGTCAGAAGTGCATATAATAGTATATCTATGTATCGTAGATAGTTTTATAAACCAAAACACCCCCCTAAATTCACGGGGGGTGCATACATAATAAAATTTATATTATATTTATTCTTCTGCTAACTTAGAAAAATAATCCAGTGCATCTGTGCTATCAGTAACTTCTTGCTCAACTGGTTTCTTGGACTTCATAAAAGACTTAGTCTCTTTGTTTTCTGTGATATCCTCAGCAGTTTTTTCATTATGTAAATTACTATTTGCTCGAATATCACCACCAAGAACTTCATACAACCGTTCTTTTAGTTCATCATATGCTTTAAAATTCTTGACATCTGTAAACTCCTTCAGTTTGTATTGAGACTTCCAGACAGTTTCAAGTTTAGTATCATTACCATCCAAGAGTGCCGATGTAGAGTCAAATTCAGACTTATCGTAATTAGTATAACCAGCTACCTTTCGGATCTTGAGACGGAAATTAGCACCCTTCCAAAAATCAAAAGGATTGATTGCTTCTTCGTCTTTGAATTCAGGCTTCATTACTTCTTGAATCTTTTCAAAGATCTTGACACCATACTTGTACAAAAATACCTTTCCTTCGTTTTGCGGATTAGAAGGATCAGACACGACATAAACATTACTTGTGTATGTCAACTTACGCTTACGATCACGAGCAAGATTCTTATCACTCTCAACACCAGAATTCCACAATTGAGTGTTTAATTCTGAAACTGGATCCTTTTGATTGTTTGTAGTCAAACAATTTTCAATATACCATCCGCCCGGACCCTTGAAAGCGTGACCATAAACCTTTGCCCACGGACAATCTTCATTCTCTACTTCAGGCAAGAAACGAATGATAGCAAAACCATTACCTGACTTATCAAGTTCTGGTCTCCAGAATCTATCGTCCTTGTAATCAGTCTTCTTTGACTGATCTTCCATCTTTTTAATCAATTCGTCCATTCCTGTTTTCGACTTCTTTTTTAAATCATTAAATCCCATAAGTGCATTACCTTTCCCGAAGATCTACTTCGGCCTATTTTAGAATATATCATGGGAACTCCCCATGTACTCAGTGCAAGTATATCATGTATTATCGAGTTGTCAAGTACTTTTATTTAAAAGGTAACTTATTTTTAGATTTGGGTAAAAGATTCAATCCTCGACCTTCCTCTGTAATTTTCTCTAAAATGGGTTTTGACAACAATTTAGATATTATTATGTATTCTATGTTATGTGTTTCACATATAGAGACTATAGCGTCGATATATGAAGAATTATGGGTAAGTATATAACTTTCTATTTTTCGAGAAATGTGCTCTTTTGTGAGTTCTATAGAATCTTTTTGTGGGTTGTTTATCATGTTCTCATTATACAGTTCTGGGGAAATAAAGCAATTTTTTTATATATATACTTCTAAAGGAATAAAATATGCCTACAACTGACACGAATAATAATATAATTGTAACAATTTATGATGGAATTGCTACTCTTGGTACCGATTACGATACATCTGGTATAACACCTGGTATTCATATACCTTTCTCAAAGATGGTATGGGGAAATGAATATTACTCATATAGAGTAGGTGATGAATATCCTATGCCAATCGACGTAAAGTCGTTTCTCGGATCTTCTGGAGCTGGATATTTATTAGGAATTACTGGAAATGTCTTCGGACTTGGTACTTTTACTGTTGGTAACACCAAAACCTCCCCTTTATATGTCGCTGGTTTGGGAATAACAAACACCGATTTTCCTCCTGTAAACATCTATGGACAAGTACAAGGAATAACAAGTGGAATTTTGGTTGGTGTTACTGTTGGCCCTATAGTATTCGGAACCACCATGATCGGTGTTTTTGGGATAAGTGGCGCCGCTGCTATAACAATCACTGGTGGACGATTTTTAGGTAGTTCTACTGATTCTGTATCTTCAAATTCCAAGATCGTCGGTATCAGTATGAGTACTGGACTATTGGGATTTACTCTAGACAGTATTAAGATATTTGGACCAACTGGTCAACCTTATATTCCTTCTGTATTGAATTACATGGACGGAAACACACTCGCGCCAATTGGTATGAGTGGGGATTCACTCAAGGTAAGTATAGTAAATACTGGAATAACATTTACATTAAATTTGACATCTACTATAGGTGTCACAAATGCCTCTGAATCCCCTCTGAAAATTCAGGGTGGCACTGCATCAGACAATCCTGTTCTTATTAAGTATTATAATTCAAGTACAGTACCGATTTCTACACCATATCCGATATCAGCACAAATTGTAAGTGTTGGTTCTACCTTTGGCGCTCAGATAGATTCTATAATTAGTGCTATAAGTGGAACTACTGGTAATATTGCTGCAATAAAGAATAATACAAATATTATATCAACAATTAACGATAAGATATCTTCTGGTGGTATTAATGTTAAAGTAACTGAAGTGTTGAAATCAAGTAGAATACAAAATAATGCAATAACATTTACAGATATAAGTGTAAAAGCTATAACTATCGGTTCTACTGTTGTGTTAAAAAGTGGGGTTAATCTTAAAGCACCATCAACAAACACTTCAACTGTATATATTGGAAGTGATATAATCATAGCAAATAAAGATGCCGCATATCCCCTGGAGCCAGGTGAAAGTATATTCATAGAATGCAATTCGACGAATATAATATATTGTTGTGCAAAAATTGATCCAACTAAACAAAAATTAATCTATATCGCGTCATAACACATGTTATCTCGTAATCAAAATTTACGAACATCTGTATCCAGTAAAGACAAAAAACCTGGATCTGTTGGTGAAATTCTTAACAGTTTTACCATGATCGGATTAAGTATGACATCTTCTATTAAGTTAGAAGACAGTGTAACTGAAATTGTTGGTACTCCCAATATAAAAGTTACTGGGACGACTGTTGTATTTGATTATAATATCAATCCAATTGCAATGAATGCTTTTTTTGATAACTTTGTACCAGGCACGACTTTCACTTTAACCAATGGTGCCTATGACTGGAAAACATATAATCTAGATGGTGGTTATACCTTTGACAAAAAGATAAATAACTTAGTCATAGCAACTTCTGGTACTTTATCAAATGTAATAGATCAAGTGTATCTTGCTAATCATTTTGATGCTACACCTATAATTACTAAAAATGTTGCTGTTTATACTGCTTTAGAAAAGAATGTGTTTTTACTAACCAATACATTACACAGTGCAGCAAATTCATTTAGCATAAACAAGGTAGTTGTAAATTCTATTATAGAAATTGATAATGTTAAATATAAAGTTTTAAGTATTTCTAGTGTACCATTTAAAGAAAAACTAATAATAACTTACACAAATACAGACGAAATTATAGATGTTATTAGTTTTTCTATAACAGAACCGCAAATTATAAATCTATACAGCACCACAAATGATCAATCTGGAACTTCATCATCAAATATCACAACATCAGCATCAAATATTAGTTATTGAACATTCCCGGCTGGATTCGAACCAGCGACCTACAGATTAGAAATCTGTTGCTACTATCCAGCTGAGCTACGGGAATAAAAAAACACTCCCATGAGTGCTTTTAAATTTGATATTTAAATCAAGATTTACGATGTCAATGAAAGAACAGGTCCAGAAACCTTCTTCTGTGGAATGAAAAGATTATTCACAACAGCACCTGTATAGTGATCTTCTAAATCTTTCAGGGGATTCAAAAGGAACATGATATCTTTTATATTAATAGGAATACCATTCGAGGTATCTGCATAAGGCAGCCACTTAACAAAGAGTAACTTACCATCTTGAGATGGAACCAACACACAAGGATCCTTAAAGTTTAAAATATCACCATCTACTGTGATATTAGCAATGATCTCTTCGCCTGTATTCAACCGAGCAATTTTAACTACTGACATAATAATATTCCTTTCTAAAAATATATTTACAATCTCTTACAACAATCACATTTATTCAAAAGTCTATCCCAGAATCCACAAGGATCTTTGTCTGGGTCCGCTGGCCAGCAAGAACAACCACCATCTCCTAACAATTCTTTGTTATCAGGATGCATTGCTCGAGCATGTGCTTCGATTATCTCATCTTGAGTAAGAAGAAGATCTAAACATCTTCCATCTACTACTACTGTTGTTATTGTTAGTTTGTTGTTCATTTTAAAACGGGCTTTAGCAGTGCCTTATACACATTGAAACCATACAGTATATTTATAATGGATTTTTGAAGCACATACCCAAAAACTTTTCAATTTTGTTAAAATACATTATCTAGAATAGCCTCAAGGGGATTTGAACCCCTGTAACGACCTTGAAAGGGTCGTGTCCTGGACCAGACTAGACGATGAGGCCAAGAATACGCCGTCATGGTGCTGCCCCATGTTGAACCCGTTATAAGCGGGTCTGCGAAGCTGTCCGCCCACGGCGCAAGATTGATTAGTGATCATAATGAATTATAGTCTTTTTAGTAGAAGCATGATCTCGGTCATCAATAATAAAATAGTTAGCATGTTGACGGTCACTATCGTTACCTAGTCTATAATTAATTTGTGATACTCCTAATTTTGAAATATTATCTTCATTTAGTGTTATGAGGTTAAATACTAACTCATTTCCTTTTAAAACAGCTTCTCCAACAGAAGAAGCATCTATAGGAATATCTATAAACAGTCTAAATGTATTCATGTAGGTATTATACAGGGTAGTTGTCGAACTGTCAAGTCCATTTCACTACAATTTCATTATTCCATCATCTGAGGTGTAATATATTTTATGAAAGATCTCTTTACACCAAAGAAGACAAAGATCACAGGGTTTTGACATTCTAAGTTCTTTGTATTTATTCATTCTGACGTTTACTAATATCAATCGTTTGTCTTTATATTCTTTGGGTATCTTGGTAAATGCGTCTAATTCTGAATGCATTTCATCATACCTATAGCCAATTTCCTTTGCTTTTGGGTGGGTTTTGAATGAATTTGTACCAACAGATATCAAGGTTTTCTTGTAAAATATCATAGATACATGCTTTTTCTGCCTTGGTATCATAAGGCATATAGGTTTTGCCAATTTAACATAATTTGTCATATGATCATTGTACTGTATTTAGATAATAAATCAATCTTTAATTTTTATATATAATAACAGGAGATATGATAAATGAAAATAAATGAAGCAAAATCAGCATATAAAGAATTCTTTACCACAATTTTAGTCGAACAATTAAAAGATGAAATAAAAGTACATGGTTGTATAATACCTCCTAAGTATACAAATTCATATTTAAAAGAAGCATTAAATAATAATTTGATGTTATTTCTAGAAATGTCTGATGCGACTGATAGGTCAAACGCAGAACTCTTCGGAAGATTGCAATCTCAGGGCTTAAGCCCTGAGCAAATATCAAACAGTGGTGGATTTAAGAATTCAAAAGGGCAAGGTACGAAGGGATTTAATATGACGCCTAAGGAGTTCGCAGGAATGAACAGGGCGGCAGCGGCAGCGGCAGCTCCTGTGGTTAGTACACCAACCACTTCGCGTGGTGGTGGTGGTGGTGGTGGTGGTGGTGGTGGTGGTGGTGGTGGTGGAGCTCCATCAGAGTCCGCAGCAGAGAGTATTACTTCACGTCTTAAAGCTAACCAAGATTATCAACGCCGAAATCCTGCAACAGGTCGAATAGAACTGAATCTAGATCCAAGTGGGCTTGCCAGAAGTGTAACTACAGGCGATTTACATCCTAGTAATAAGAATTACGAACTAGATAGAATATCTAGAGCATCAGCTGGTTTGGGTCTTGGTGGTGGTAGTGTCCCACCAACGAATACTGCTACAGCCCCTGGTGCTGCAGCACCAGGTTTAAAAGGTAAGATACCTTGGGGAAAGATTGGAGTTGGTGTTGGTGCAATTGCTGCTGGCAAAATAATCTATGATTATTTTAATAAAAATGAAAATGGAGCTCCGAATCAAAATGGAGCTCCACCAATAGTACCAGTAGCTAGAGATGAAGTTCAGCCTATGGTAGTTCCTTTCGGTGGATTCCCATCTCGTCGAGGATTCTCGGTAAATAGCAACAATACCTCAAGTTTTAATAATAATACAAATAGTAATAATATTAACAGTTTTTAAAACCTATGAAAAACAATATACAAGAAAGTATACAATCACAAATACAATTAGCTACTGGTAGGGCATCTTATGATGCAGCTCCTCCTTCGAGTAGGCAACAAGCTATTAACTTTGCTAGCAATGCAGCACTGCCTGGAATGATGGGTTATCAAATGTTTGCAAATAGCAGAGAAGCCAAAAAAACTGCAGCTGCAGCTGCAGCAGCTGCAGAAGCTGCAAAAACTGGTAAAAGTATTCCTGTTCCTCTTCCTCCGAAATTTCCGAGATTAAAGATGGGTGGTAAAATAGGATTAGCTGCAGCAGCAGCTGCACTTTTATATTATGGTTACGCCAATTCAGAAGAATAAAATATGACTTATTTTCCTATAGCTAACAATATTATAACTAAAAAAAATAATATTCAGTTAGGCCCATCTATTGCTTTGTCTATGTTAGCAGAAACATGGTGGAACCCAATGACCTGGTATGGTGAAGGAGCAGCAAAAGAAAAAAAAGAAGAGGAAGAAAAAAAGGAACGTGCTGATCACAAAGCCGCAGCTGAAGCTTTTGCAGCTGATAATAGGGATACAGAAGAAGGAATAGCTTCCGATCCACGTAGTCATGAACTAAAAAAGAAAGAAGATCCTAATAGTGATACAGGTCCATTAGCAGATCAACAAGCGGCAGAAGATGATTTTGACGCATATAGTGCCGTAGATCCTGACACTGGAGAGGAAAGACGTGGTTCTATTAAAGACGAAGGTGGCAAATTGACTCTACAAAATGTTGGCGCATGGGAGAACTCAACAAAGTCGGCAGGGGAAAATTATACAAAGGATAAGGGGTTTATCCGTGCGGGTACTGTTAATCAAAAACAGAGTATAACTAATAATTCATCAGGTCCGAGCTCGGATACTATGACCCGTTCATTTACTTTAAAACCAACATCAGGCCAGGTCAGAGGAGCACCCACAACACCTTCTGGCGGAGCTGCTGCAACACCTTCTGGCGGAGCTGCTGCAACACCTTCTGGCGGAGCTGCTGCAACACCTTCTGGGGGAGCTGCTGCAACACCTGCTGGCGGAGCTGCTGCAACACCTGCTGGCGGAGCTGCTACTGGTGGTGGCGGAAGCGCAACTGGGAATGCCAAAACGGGTGATAATAATGTAGGAACCATAACTACTACAGGAAAGGTGGGTGGTAATGTAACTGCTCAAGGAATGGTTACAGACATTAAGGTTGGGGGGTATGGAAATAAAAAGCAAGTTGAAACTTGGTCTGGTGAGCTTACAACAAATAGAAGCAAAACAGTCGATGGGAAAACAACAATAGACAATGATAAACCAAAATCAACAGACTCTCCAGGAGCTTTAATGGCTGACAATCTAAGTGATGATGAAGCATTTGCTTCAGATGATAAAGCGAAAGAAGATAGAATTAATATAAAGAAAGAATCAGATGTGAAGTATGCAGAGCAATTAGACAAGGAACAAGCGGAGGCAACTGCTGCAAAGGAAGAGAAACTAGAAAGAGAAACGAAAGTAGATGATGACATAAAAGCTGCTGAGGCTGAGCAAGCTAATAAATTACTAGAAAAAAAGAAACTAGCGGATTCAGCTGTTTATATGAAAGATATGTCTTTAATAAAATAATAAGATGAAATCTCTCCGCTCTCTATTACACTCGATTTACGAAGATACTACCACTAAGCTACCCCCCAAATCCGTCTTGTCCTCGACTGGTAAGTTATTAACTTCCTCTCAACGGAATCCAACTCATGATGATATAGTTTGGGAGCATCATAAAACCGAATTTGGATTTGATAATGAAGCTGCAATGGATGATCACATACAGAACACTTCGGCAAATCCAGGCCACACCGAATCAGGACTAGATTTTGCAATGAAAAGAGGGTATGCACGGGTTAGTAGAGTTGGTAATAATTTTTGGGTAGAAGCGCACAATGCATCACATGCTCAAGACGCAATTCAAAATTTAATGAAATTAATAACCCATCCCAATTCTATACAAATTGATACCCAGCATACAGAGTCAGATGACGGACAGTTTACATCTGATTCGTTGGATCATCCAAGAGACATAGCAAGATATATTAGTAGTGGACCAAGAAATGCTAAGGTAATAAAACAAACTTGGGCACAAAAAAATGCATGGAGATTGAGTCAGGGAAACACTGAAGGCATATCACCCACTCCGCCTCCTGATGAAAATCTACAACAAAGAATGGATAAGGCTAGAAGAGATGAACCAGAATGGAAAAGAGCCGCTGAATCTCATGACCCGACTCTTCCGATTCTTTCTGAAAAATGGGTTGAATATGATGTTAAAGTCGGAGAAACAAACACATCTTTGTTTGAACCAGGCACAAATTTTGATATGAAGAAATTTCTCAGGAAACTGAGAAAGAAACATGGTCTTCAAGAATTTCTTCCTGGCGAGAAATAATCATTTAGTTGCATGATAATCTGACACTGAAATATTGTTCTTGTACTGAAGACTAGGATTATCAACCATAGTAGCTTTGTGTTCTTTCACAATTCTCTCTGCTTCTTTTTTATAACCTCTAGCACCTATATTTAAATATTTTAATAATTGACCTTGATGTTCGTGTATTTTTTCTTCTTCTGGTGACGACTCTACTCCATCCGATCTCATAGGAGCATGAAGCAGTTGCCCTGACGGTATTTCGTGTATCGTGTGAATCAATTGTCCGCCAGTATATAGATGATATGCAATCATTTTACCACCCCACCCTATACTACGTCCTATACTCCTCACTTCTATGTCTGGTAAATGCCCCTCTGGTTTATTATTAGAATCTAATACGGGTAATGTGTGATCATATGTCCTAACATGAGATCTTTCTTCATTACTGTGTTCAAAAACACTACCTGTCGGTTCTATTACAGGATTACCTGGCTCATGTGGTATCATAGGTGCGTTATATGCAAATTCGCCACCTGAATCAAAAATACTCCCGTCCAACTTTGGCTCATTACTGAATAATGCTTCTATAACATATTTTCTTCTTTTATATTGATACGATTCTTTAACAGGTTCTTTTGCCGTAGGTATATGCTTTTCGATATTTTTATCCCAATGTGATTGTAATTTTTCTAGTCGTTGTACACTTTGATCACGATATACACTGTTTCCGTCATCTCCAGGAAAAGAAGCCCATTCTCGTGAAAGCATAGTTGAAGTATGTTGACTCATTTTATTGGTTTTTAAAAATTCCTCTACTGCCTCTGGTGTTTTTACTTTAAGTCTATATTGTAATAATTTAACAGCCATTTTGTCTTGCTCTTCTGGGTGCATACTTTCCCCCTTTAACCAGTCGTAGGTTTTTCCTATTATTTGATATCTACCAAAAGCATTACTACTGTCCCTTCCTCTGTTATACAACACAGAAGTTTTTGGGTGTTTGGTCAAATCCTCGACCTGAGCTCCGCCAAAAAGTGTATTATATCCACCTTTTTCGTATTTGGAAGTTCCCTCACCATCCGATATTGTATCTAGCATAGCTCTGGTATATGGTCCATAACCACCAGTTGAGGTCTGGGACGCAACAGGGGGGATCGTAGTGGGTGTAACAGGGGTTACTGACTTCGGTGGATCTACATTTGCTGGGATATATGGGGGTTCTGCCCGAGATCCAAACAAGCCAAGTGCTACCCCTCCTGCGATACCGGCAGCTGCTGCTAGTGGAAGTAGAGATTTTTCTTGTAATTCTTGATCCCATTGTTCCATCAGGTATAATATCTTCTTTATATTAGGCATCTACCACTATTTATAAATAATAATATGTTAAAGAAAAAAGACATAAATCGTCCAAGTTTGACAGAAATTTTACTAGAGAACGATGCTGTTGCTATCTCGTTTACGAAGGCAACCACAGGAACACACAGAAAACTGATCTGTTCATTAAAAAATATACCCACAAATCATTTGAAAACACTAAAATCAATTCTTGGTGGTGGAGGCGCCCCTGAAACTCTGGTAGTATGGGATGTATTAAACGGTGGTTGGAGAAGCTTCAGAATATCTAGCATCATCAGTGTAGATTTACCAAAAAACCACCAAGAAAATAAAAAGAAAAAAGAAAAAGAAGTTGATTAAAACTGTGTATGTGTTATACTTCACATATGAAAACCTATAAAATAATACCTTCTATTGAGGGGTCTCAATATCCTAGAATTACTATAAAGAAAAACAGCGAAGGCAAAGTAGTTATTTGTCTTGATGACTGGAATACCAAAGAAAGTGAAGATGGATGGTCTCCTTCAGAAATAGAGGAACTGATTTCATCACTAAACTTATCTTTGAAAAAAGCAAAACAGATAAATATTAATGAAAATACTGATTGTCTTTTTTCAGATGTAGGAGATAATATGTTAGAAAAACCTTCTAGACCAAAGTACACCGAAGAATGGGTTTCAAGATTGATCGAATTATCCAATGAGAGTGTATATTCTTATGAGAAGTACCTTCTCGATGAAATTGGTTATAAAGAACTAGCCGTTAAGATGAAAGCGTTGCAAAAGCATATTTTACGATATATGGGTGGAACGAAGAATATCGAAGATACCATCGAATAGACCATTTTGTCGGCGCCGACAATATGGGCTTGACAGACTGTCAAAATCCTAGTATAATATGGGTTATATGAAAACCGACTATAAAATATCGACCCAAGAAGAGTTAGACGAATATCTGAACGGTAAAGAGCATAAAGCACAAACAGAGACTCCGTTGATCTCCCCATCATTGTCTGATGTTTACAACATAATACAAACTCCAAATTCATCGTTTGGTATTGTTTCTGCGGTGCGATTTAATAACACAAACGAAGACAACGAAAAATCAGATAAAGAATTACAACTTCAAATTCAGGATAAGTATCTTTATAGAGACATTCGTGGGTCTTATACCCAAGACAATGGGTATGGAATCAGATATGAAGATAGTGTTCTGATTTTTGGTATATCCAAATCTGCCCTGATTTCTTTGGGGATACAGAACGGTCAACATAGTGTTTTGTACAAATATGGAGCAGAATTTTGTTCTATCGGGACAAACAAGACAAATGTTAGTGATGTATTATATGAGTTTAATATAAATGATGGGCAAGATTTATTAGAATTTGCTCAAAACAGTATTGTGACTTTTTTTGAAAAACGAAGAAGAAGTTCACGAAAAAACGAAAAATATACATTTATACCAGATATTAATGGTGTGTCAGATAATGTCATCCGACATAATACCTCGTCATATAAATTACAAGAACTGGAACCCTGGAGTTTGTACAAATGTATGCGTTCTGGACCAGGCGGTGACAGAGGAAAACAAAAGTGGATCACGATCTTTGAGAGAAATTATGATGAAGTTGAAAAACGAGACATTATAAATAATATATGAAAACCTTTATTCAACTATTGAAAGAGATGTCCAGTTTGAGTAGGGTCAATAGTCATGTAAAAACTCCATCTATGTCCTTTGGTGTTATTTCTGCGATGAAAGGTTTCGATGCCGATGCACTAGAGCATCAGGGTCTATCTGTAGATGAATTGAAATCGGTTAAAGATAAACATCATGCACGTAATGAAGAAAAACACATAGAGTTAAAAAAACAAGTCAGATCTATGAATTATGGATATATCGAGCATGATGGTCTTTGGACAAATGCAAAAGGGGTAGCTGGGTACGAAAAGAGCTTGCTAGTCCCACACATATCAACAGATGAATTGATTGCTTTAGGAAGTCACCACAATCAAGAAGCGGTTATTCATAAAAGTGGAACAAATTTTACTATGATTGATGTGGCATCTGGTAAAGGAATCATGGATTTTCAACACGGGAAAGACAAGAACCTAGATCTTGCAGCAGCAAGTACCAGAGATTATTGGTCAAGATTGAGGTATGGATCACATAGTGATAAAAAATATGTGTTTATACCCAAAGATACAGAAAATAGTCAATAATTCTCTGAAAAGAGCTTGACAACCCCTCATATCCTTGGTAGAATACACACTGTAAGATAATGGTCTCCGCACTCAGATCATTATAATCTTCTTAAATGAGTGTACATCTTAAAGGAAACGTATCATTATGCAAAAGTCGCAAACCAAGTTCAGTAAGCAGCGCAATGTCATCAATCATCTCTCGTCTGGTAAGTCTCTCACTGCTGCACGAGCAAAGTCAAAGTTCGGAGTAAAGAATCTGAGAGCATGCATCAGTTCTATTCGAGCGAAGGTAGAGACGTATGGAAATTGGGAAATCACAACCGATGGAAATGGTGCATACTCAATGTATGATACCCACCCAGGTCGTCGTACTTACACGTTCAATCGTGATGGTACACGCACTATGATCGCGTGATTCAAAACAAGTTTTATTGATTCGCAAGAGACCCCACAGTAATGTGGGGTTTTTTGTTATTTTAAACAAAACTGTTAATATTATTACTATTTGTATTATTATTAAAACTTGAGGTATTGTTACTATTTACCGAGAATCCTCGACGAGGTGGGAATCCACCGAAAGGAACTACCATTGGTTGAACTTCTGGTGGAATGGCAGGTATTATTGGTGGAGTAGTGGGAATCGGGGAAGCTTCATCTTCTTTGTTAATACCAAGAAGTTCTAATTGCTTACTATAATTTTTTTCCGCTTTTTGCATAATGTTATTTTCTGATTTCAAGAACTCTGTATCATCTCTTGTATCATCTGTTACGTAATTGAACATCTTAGGAACATAATGTCCAAGAGCTAAGAGACCTGCTGCTGCAAGTCCATATTGTCCATATTTTGCATATCCTCCAGATGCCAATTTGGTACCAAATGATTTTAATCCTGCGATACTAGCCATTTCTGATAATATTCGTGATGATTTAATAGTCATTGATGATTCAGGAATATCAATTGGATCTCCCATGGGATCTCCGATAACTCCCCACATGTTTTCACGCTTTCTGAGCAATATATCATTATCCATTGCAATTCGGCGAAGTTTGTTTTGGTGTTTTTTCTCAACACGGACATTTTCTTCTTTTTCCTTTTTTCCAAGTGCATCTTTGGATACATCTCCTTCAGTACCATAGGAATTAGTTATTGCATCTCCAGCCGCATTTCCAATCACACCTCCACCCCATGCTCCACCAATACCTCCAATTACTCCGCCTATCACTGATCCAACACCAGGAAAAATAGCTGTTCCTATAGCTGCCCCAGCTGCCGCACCTCCCCAAAATCCCAAACCGCTACCTACACCGGCACCAGTAGCTCTAATAGCAGTTTTTCCTATATTTTCAGCCGTTCCAGCTCCTTTTTCTTTATTTTCTTGCCATTCGTCCCGACCACCCAATCCTGCCTCCACCACACCTGTTACAGGGCCCCATAGAATTTTTTCATTTATCATGAATTTTTTTATTAACTTCTGCCTAATTTCTTCTTTAATAATAGGATTTGTATATTTAACAGAAAGGTTGGGATCTATAATAGTCCCATTAATAGCTATTTCATTATTTAATTGTTCAATTAAACATGATTTAAAATAATCTTTATATATTATTTTTATACTGTTAATAGATGTCATATTATCTTTTTAAGGTTATGTGACTTTTTTCTTAACAGGTTCTGCTTCAGAACTAAGAGGTCTTGCTTCAGCTCCTACTTTACTTATTACTTTATTTACTGCGGAACCTACTGCGGAACCTGCTGAGGATACTGAATCTACTGCGGAACCTACTGCGGAACCTACTGCGGAACCTACTGCGGAACCTACTGCGGAACCTACTGCGGAACCTGCTATTGTTGGTCCACCTTGACTACGACCAGCCTGTTGTAGTGCAGCATTTGTGTTAGCTTCCTTCGTTTGACGGTCAGTTTCTAATGTGCTTGCTGGTGTTGCTGCTAGTGGTTTTTCTGGACCATCAAGTTCTACAAAATTTCTAGTACTCATTCCACCTGCTCCACCTGCTCCAGCTGCACCAGCTGCACCACCTGCTCCGGCTGCTCCGGCTGCACCAGCTGCACCAGCTGCACCAGCTGCTCCACCTGCTCCGGCTGCACCAGCTGCACCAGCTGCTCCACCTGCTCCGGCTGCACCAGCTGCTCCGGCTACTCCGGCTGCTCCGGCTGCACCACCTGTATTTGTTTGTGTTCTTTGAGATTCACCTTCGGGATTACTGCCTTGCCAACCAGCCTTCCCTCCTCTTCCACTATACTCAATGTTTGTAGCCATTCCTTGAGCATTTATATTACCACCCACAGTTCCTGTATTAGTTACGGTTCCTACATTATTATTACCCGTTGTAGCGTCTCCACTTCCAGTACGTACTGTGTTATTTGTGGTAGTGTTATTAGAGTTTGTGTTATTGGAGTCTCTGTTATTGTTGAATGATTTTTTATTGTCAGAATTAACTTTTGTGCCAGCGCCAGCGCCAGCGGCAGAATCTTCTGCATCTTTTACTACCTCTGTATCAACACCAGGATCTGCTCCAAACATATTAGCAACGGCATTAATACCTAAACCAAGTGGTGATGAATTCCATATTACTTTTCCCACATCACCAGCTGCAGCTAATACATTACCCTTACCGAGATTTTTTTCAGCATCCTTTGCATTTTGATAGGCCCAGTACCTACTCCTCGGAGTAGTTACGGTTTTATCTTCTAGTATAGTAGGAGAATATTCTATTAGTTTTTGTTCTAATAGCATACCTAATTTCTCATTCATCGATTCATGAATAAGAAGTTTAGCTTTATGAAGATTTTTGTTTATTATATGAAATACGATTTCTTGTGTTTGTTTACTCATACATTATATATACAAAACAAAAAACCGGCACCTTGGGGTGCCGGTCTCTTTTGTATAATAAAAATAATATTATAAATTAGGCAAATAATGCACTAACCCAACCAACAACCTGCTTTGCGCCTGCAACTGTGAACGGAAGCACTGCGAGCAAAACTCCGACTTGCAAGGGGCATTTCCAAGAAAAGCAACACTTTGAAACGACTGGACATGATTTTGTACTCATATATTATCTCCTTTCTTTATAAAATTAGAACTTAATTCCGAGACTGGCAGTCAGAGTATAATTTTGCTCTGCACTTGCTGTGACGTTTTGATATACTGGAAGCGCGATACTAGTGTCTAAACTAATATTATCTGTGATGCTCCATTTGAGATCAGGGCCCACCAAGATGTTTTGCTGACCGTCAGAGTCTACTGTATAGTTCTGCCATACATTCAGACCTAGATCTAGGTTCTTTGAGAGACTATGAACCCATGAGGAATTCATAGTAAGAATATCCTCTGTGACCTTACTACCGAATGCCAATGAAAAGGCATCTCCTGTAACAAATTCATAATTCACCGTCTGAATAAACTTTGAGTTCCATGGCAAAACAACAGTAACAGCACCACCAAGAGATGGATCAAAAGACGATGCACCATATACAGTATTCATCGGTGTATCAAGACCAACACGCAAAGCAAGGTCTAGTTTTTCACTAGCAAATGCATCCCATGTGAGATCAAGACCAATAGCACCTAGTTCTGTGGTTTCCTCAATATAGACAGGAATGGTCAAAGAAATATCTAGTGAATCCGAGAGGTTATAATTTACTCCCTGAAGGAACTGAATAAGAGTTGGTTGAACGTCACCCTTGTAGTTTACAATCGAAAAGGTTTCGGTTACTGAAATCTTATCTGTGAAACTCAATGTAGATGGACAATCAGGTTTCCCTGTGGTTGGGCAGACATTTTGAGCGAAGACTAAATTTGCGGCCGCTGCGGATACTAATACTGATGCAATTACTTGTTTAAACATTCTTTCTCCTGTTTATGAATTAAATTACCGAGAATTCGGCGTGTCTACTATGTATGTCAGAGCAAGGACAACTTGGGTCTAAAATAGAGGATTTTCGAAAAAGCTTAGGCCTTTGTTGATTTTTGACGTAAAAACTCAGTTTATCCACAACCGTATGCCGACACCATACGCTGTATTAGTATCAACCGTGAACATTCGCACCTCTCGGCCAGCAAGAGCCTCAATCACCTTTTTGTCTGTAAGAATGATATCCTGAATGTCATTCATATCAGAGTCAGTTGGCGCAACCACTCTAGAACATATAGTTCCTTCGATTCTTACCGGCAGTTCTATCGTATCTTTGAGATAATCCCGTATGATTTCATCATCATCACCTTCATCCACCTTTACCCCCTCATCCACTCCATCCTCATCCATTTCGGGCTCGCCAGGGATCTTGGTAATAAAATTATACTCTCCATTAGCAAACTCATGCTCGGCACGGGGAACTTCATAATATCGTTTTAGGTTTAGATGTTTTGCCAATGCTCTTTCCCAACACGCACCTTTGGAGAACTGAAACCCCGATAGCATATAAATTGCCTG